GCTAACCATCTTGACCTTGCTGTAGGTGCATCTTCTGGTCAGGCTGAAGCAAACTACTTAACTGCTTCTGCTGTTGCTAGAGGAAGATCACTTCTTGGAGAAAGAGGCGAAGAGCTAGATACTCTAGTTATTCACCCATCTGTTGCTTACTACTTATATCAAGTTGGTATGCTTACATTCTCAACATCTGCTCTATCAACTGGTGGTGCAGTAACTTGGGGTGGTGGCGGTGTTGGTGTTACTGAAACATCAATCGGTCAATTTGCTGGAATGAATGTTGTTATTGACTCACAAGTTAATACATCTGCTCCTGGTGCATCTGGACACATTAAAGAGTTCCGTTGCTACTTAATTAAGTCAGGAACAATTCTTGAAGGTGAGCAATCTCCTCTAAGTATTGAATCAGATAGAAACATCTTATCTAAGCAAGATGTTATGTCTGTTGACTACCACAGTGCTTATCACATCATGGGTACTAAGTGGGGTTCTGCTACTGACAACCCAACAAATGCTCAGTTAATGGATTCAGGTAACTGGTCTGCTACATACGATGTAGATTTAATTCCTGTAGTTGAATTAATCGTTAACTCACCACTTGATGTAACTGCTATTTCCTAATAGTATTTAATTAGTGGTCAGAAACCTCATCAATTATTGGTGGGGTTTTTTCTTTACGCTACAATAAAACTAAAATTACTTTCTAGCCGTGGCAGCCACCATAAATGCAACTGTAAAAGACGCTAACGCTAACAGCTATGTCACGCTTACAGAAGCCAACACTTATTTTGAGACAGTGCCAGACTCTTCAACCTGGACAGATAAAACAGACGATCAAAAGAACAGAGCATTAATATCAGCTACCAGATGGATCGACAGTTTCGTATTCTACGGAGATAGATGCGATGATGGTCAAGCACTAAAGTTTCCGAGAAATAATTATCAAGTAGATGGTGTAGAACTAGCTTGCAGCACAATTCCACTAAATATTAAGTATGCACAGTACGAATTAGCCAGGGCATTGGCAAACGATACTGGTGCTATCACAGGCACTACTGGAACAGATGGCAACTTTTCTGAAGTAAAACTAGGAGATATAGAGGTAAAATATAATACCGCAAGTCAGGGAACAGGATCAGTAAATAATATTTTAGATGTTTACCCTTGGTTACAAAGTTATTTGGGTGCATATATACTTGGGGGAGCAGGATCTTTCCAAATGAGGGTAGTTAGAGGCTGATGGCAGGACAGTTAGACGCAGCATTTAAAAAGATCGCAAAACAAGTGGTGTCTCAACTTGGGATCTCGTTAGACACCTCCATTGTTTACACCCGTAAAGGTGTATCTAGCTATAATCCTGCTAAGGGAGAATACATAACTGTAGATACTACATATACAATTAAAGTACCTATCGAGTTTGTGCAATCTACTGAAGAATCTGGGTTTCAGGAGAACATTGCAAGACTCTACATTACACCAGACTTGATAGGTGACAATCAACCTCTACTCCAAGACGAGGTAACTCTCACATTCTCTGGATCGACAAGAGGAGCTAAAATAACAGATATACGCACATTGAAAGGAGGACAGGAATACCTGTTCCGTATTGATGTAATTTTCTAATGAGCTTAGTAAACACACGAGCAGCTTTTGAAACTGCAATACAAGACAAGGTTCAGGAAGTTGATCCTACAGTTATTGTAGTATTCGATAACACACCATTTAATGAGCCAGGCTTAAGAAAAAAGTATGTAATGGTTAGCCTAGACTTTACACAATCAACTAATCAGACTCAAGGAGCAGCACAAGATTACTATGCTGGAACAATTACTTGCGGTGTTATGACTCCAAAAAATAAAGGAACAGCAGTAGCAGCCGAAATAGCAGAGTCAATTATAGATGGACTTACCTCAGTAAACTCTTCAACATATACCGATACTTTCTCAGTATCTCCCCGTGTGTCTCAAATAGCAGGACCAACTTCAGTAACTACAGAAAGAGAAAGTCATTTTCTATCTGTAGTAAGTTGCAGTTTTAGTGCCAATGCCTAACAAAGATATTAAATTTCTAACAAACGATCTTGAAGAGGATCTTATAAAACTCAAGGGTAAGGTAGCTGCCATAATGGTACAGGATCTCCAAGAATCTGGACCGTGGTGGACAGGACACTTTGCTACAAGTTGGAAGATAAGTGAGACTCCAGTAGAACCTACCAAGAAAAGCACTGCTAGATCAAAAGAAAGAGCAGCCTATGATGTTCCTTTAGGCTGGATAACAGATGAAGAGGGCTCTGAAGAAGGTGGCAGTATTATAAATCAAATAAGGACAAATAGATTTTTACCAAAAAGGAAACGACCCAAAAAAGTTCCCCTTAACAAAGAACTTTATATAGGTAACGAAGCTGAGTATGCTGGTTTTGCTGTAAATAACCCAGGAGCTACTGCACCTGTTGGAGATCCTGATGGTGTAACTTATGAGCAGCATGAGAGGAATGTTGAAGGCAGAATAACACCACCTAGTAAGAACCCAGATTGGTATAAAGTTTATATGCAAACTGCGCAGTATGAATCCGCTATAGCTCTTGGATTAGCCGAAACATTTAAGGCTAAGAATGTAAGTTTCGATTAATAAGCTATACTACAGGAATAGATACATATTTTTATGCCAACAGTAAGAGCAATCGACAAACTAAAGAAAGCCTTTAGTGTAGAAGAACGCAGTAGTTACTCCATTTTAAAAGGAGAAGAACTAATACTAAAGATATTCTGGTCGCCTCTAACTATAGCTGATAGAGATACAATAAACACTACACTACTAGCTATGAACAAAGGTCAAGAAGAAGGTAGTCTTGATTTCGCACTACAAGTTATTGTTACAAAAGCTGAAGATGAATCAGGTACAAAATTATTCACAGCAGCAGATTTACCTTCTTTACGAAGAGAAATACCACTAGCAGTTCTTTTAGACATAATGACCAAGATGCAAAGTATGGGCGAGGAGGAAAGCCCCGATGCCGTAAAAAGCTAAATTAGAAAAAGATAACTTTATATTTTTACAATTTTTTATCGCGGAAAAATTAGGTTACACACACCGAGAAGTAAGAGAAAATATGTCTATCCAAGAACTGTACGCATGGAACGCATACTTTCAAATAAAGTCTGAACGGGAAGAACAAGCCTACGAAAAAGCAAAAAGACAAGCCCAGACACGCAAAGTACGCTAAACTTGTTCTATCTAGTAATTTTTGTGTAAGTGGCAGCATCAAATTACAGCGTAAATATAAAATTAAATACTAAACCAGCTAGAGTTCAACTAGAAGCACTAGAGAAGCGTGTAAATAAACTTAGAACAAATTTAAATAAACCTCTAAGGATAGAAAGTAAGGCTGTTACACTCCAGAAACAACAACTTCAGTTGCAGGATAGAAAATTTGCAACTATGAAAGTAACCGCAAGGTTAGGCAATCAAGTAAGGAGATTTGAAGAACAAGGACTTAAAGTAGATAAATTAAGATTAGAAATTAAAAATGCTTCTAGACATTTAGATAAAGGAAGAATTGAAACTGCTAGATCAGCTAACAAGTTTGTTGCTGATGAATTGAAAGCAATAGAAAAAGCATTACAGGCAAATATACAAAGTGCTGGTGTAGATCGAGACAGAGTAAGAACTCTCGGACAACTTATTGCACTAAAACGAACAGAAGCGTCTTTAAATAGAGGTGCTGGTCGTACTGCTGCGTTTATGGATAGTCAGCGTAAAGGAATTGGACCAAATAATCTATTAGGTTTACCTAGTTCAAAAATGCTCAATGCTCGTGACAGAGGTATCCAAGTACTAGATCCTTTAAGTAGAGCAGGATCTACAGGGTTTACTGCTGCTCAATACGGACCACAGCTTCCCACTGCTAACCAGATAAAAGCATTGGGCACAGGATCAGTAAGTATGGATATAAATACTAGATTCGCACAACAAAAGAAACGTATAAAGTTTCAGCACGATCTAAATATGCTTGAAGTTAAGGGTGTAAGAACAACAAAATTAAGAGCAAAAATGGGTGAACTTGTTGACGCTCAAAACAGAAAACAGTTTGGATCTATTCAACGTATAAACAGTGAACTTGAAAATGGAATACTTAAACTTAAAAATCAATTAAAACTTACTGCTGAAACAAATAAAAAACAAAATCAAATCGCTAGTGGAAGATTTGCCAGAGGCGGTAACTTTGGAAGAATAGGTGGAAAGATTGGACCAGCATTACCTCCGAATATGGCTCCAAGAGGTTTTGACTTCCAAAGTGCTGCAATCAGTGGTGCGTTTCCACTACTATTCGGTCAAGGACCATTAGCAGCCCTAGGTGGTGGATTAGGAGGTGGATTTGGTGGTCAATTTGGTGGACAGATGGGAGGTTTTGCTGGAGGTCTAATTGGAACGGCTGTAGTAACTGGTTTACAGGCACAAGTGACAGCAGTAGCACAATTAGGACAGGCATTTAACTCAGTAACACCTAATATAGAAGCGTTAACAGGAGCACTTGGTTTAGCTGGAACGGAAGAAGAAAAAAGATTAAAACTAATAGAGAAGCAACAAGGAGCGCAAGCTGCATTAAGTGAGATAAATCAAAAAATGAATGAGCTTATTGGTGAAGATGGTGTTAAAAGTTTAAAAGAGTTTGGTGATAGTACAAGACTGTTAAGTAATGCTTTTGTTCAAGCTATGACAAAGTTTAAAGCAGCTTTAGCTCCACTACTCAGTATGCTTGCAAAACCGCTTACAGGACAGTTAAGTAGGAAGGAGCAAGAAAGACTTGCTGGAATTGGCGGAGCAGAAACCGATGAAACCTTACTAACTTTAGAAGAAGAACTCGGAGGAATAAGGTCTACTAAACAAAATAGGGCAAAACGAAATAGAATAAAATCGCAGATAGCTGACAGGAAAGAAGAACTTGCATTGTTTGGACAATCCATAGAAAGAGCGAATAATCTACGATTGATAGAGAATGATCTAGTTAGAAAAAACAGGCAGAAAAATGAGTTACTGCAAGCAACGATAGACGGAAATAAGGAACAAGTTCAGCTATCTCAGGATATAGCTGCTGAAGTGCAGAGAAGATTAGACGCTGGATTTGCAATAATTGAGATAGATATAAAAGATATAGAAAATCAAATAAAGAAAACAAACGAACTCGAAAAACAAGCTGCTATAGCAGAACAAATAGAACAGTCATTTAAAGACATGGTAGGAACTATAGCAACTGATCTGTCAGATGGAATTAAAGGACTTATCCGTGGAACGTCAACCTTGAATGATGTATTTAGTAGCGTTCTCGATAAAATGATAGATGCTGCATTTAACATGGCTTTCTTTGGTAATGCAGGAGGAACTTTAACTAAAGGGTTAGGTTTATTTGGTAATTTGTTTGGTGGGTTACTTGCTAATGGCGGTCCAGCAAAAGCAGGAAAATCTTACATTGTTGGAGAAAGAGGACCAGAACTGTTTACTCCAGGAGTCAGTGGAACAGTATCTCCAAATAGTTCTCTCGGAGGCTCAACAAACATAGTTGTAAACGTAGATGCTTCTGGATCTAATGTAGAAGGAGATGAACAACAAAGTAGAGAACTTGGTCGTCTTATCTCAGTTGCAGTACAATCTGAAATATTACAACAGAAAAGACCAGGAGGATTACTTGCATAATGGCTACTTTTCCTTCAATACAACCTACTTACGGCCAACAAAAAAGATCCGCACCATTAACTCGCACTATTCGTTTTGCTGATGGCTATGAACATAGAATATTATTTGGACTTGCACAACATCAAAATCCAAAAGTTTTTAATTTTACTTATGAAGTATCAGAAGCAGATGCAGATACTATAGAAACATTTCTAGATGCAAGAGCAAACGATAGTGATAGCTTTGACTTTCCTGCGGAACATTTACCTGGAGAAACTGCTTCTAATTTTAAATTTGTTTGCGAAAACTGGACTAAATCAATACCATATAAAAATAGAGCTACGATTCAGGCAACTTTCAGACAAGTATTTGAACCAGCATCATAATGTCAGTAAACGCATCAGTATTCAGCAGTCTACAAGACATAAATCCTTCAGCAATTATTGAGTTATTCACACTTCAGTTATCTACTGCATTACACGGTGCGAATACAATCTATAGATTTCATGCTGGAAGCAATCTTAATGCAAACGGCAAAATAGTATGGGCTACAAATGAGTATCTTAGATTTCCTATTCAAGCATCAGGTTTTGCTTTTCAAAAAGGACAGTTACCTAGACCAAAAATAAGTATTAGTAACGCAACAGGGCTAATTTCATCAATATTGCTATCTGTAAACGAAACAACAACTGGTAATGATTTGACAGGAGCTACAGTAACAAGAATAAGAACATTAGCTAAATTTATTGATGCTGTTAATTTTGCTGACGGAACAAATGCAACTGCTGATCCAACAGCCGAGTTTCCTCAAGAGGTGTACGCAATAGATCGTAAATCAACAGAAACTAGAGAAATTGTTGAATTTGAACTTGCTGCTCCTACAGATTTAGCAGGAGTTAGAATACCCAAGCGTCAGTGCACTAGGTCAATATTCCCTTCTATTGGTACGTTTGTAGCATGACCTGGAAATATAAAGCACTACTTCACGCTCAACGAGAAGATCCGAAAGAGTCTTGTGGTTTGTTATTGAATATAAAAGGTAAGGAAAGATATTTTCCTTGTCGTAATCTTTCAATGACAGATCATCAATGTTTTATAATCGACCCAGAAGATTATGTAAAGGCAGATAATACTGGCGAAATAGTTGGAGTAGTTCATAGTCACCCAATTACCCCACCTGATCCTAGTCAGGCAGATAAAATCAGTTGCGAAGATAGTAATTTACCTTGGTATATCGTTAATCCTAAAACAGAAAAATGGGCATATTTAGAACCCTGCGGATACAAACCACCTTTATTGGGTCGTCAATGGGTATGGGGTATAACAGACTGTTGGAGTCTAGTAAGAGATTGGTACAAAGAAGAAAAAAATATTGAACTTAGAGATTGGGAAAGACCTACAACATTAGAAGAATTTAATAATAAACCTCTTTTTGAGGACTGTGCTTGGCGAACTAATTTCAGAGAACTTAGACCTGACGAAAAGCTACAAGACGGAGATGTTTTGCTTATGAGTATTTTGCACCCAACTTTAAATCATGTAGCATTATTTTTTGAAGGAGATGTTATTCACCATTTAACCGATAGACTATCTTGTAGAGAGCCTTACTCTGAGTGGCTGTTAAAATGTACAGGAAAGAGGTATCGCTATGCTTCGTAAAGTAAAGCTATATGGAGAGTTAGCAAAATTTGTCGGACACAAAGAGTTCGAGGTAAAGGTAGATACAGTGGGTAAAGCTGTAAGTTTTCTAATACATAACTTTCCAGGTATAGAGTCTTACATGAGTCCTAAATATTATCAGGTAAAAGTTGGTAATTATGACATTGATAAAAATGAAATAGATTATCCAATAGGTAGAGAGGATATACACTTCATTCCTATGATTAGCGGTGCTGGAAGAGGTATGGGAAAAATATTACTAGGAGCAGTTTTAATCGGTATTGCTATAGCAGCACCAGGAGCAGGATTCGCTTTTGGTAGTAAGGGTGTTGGTTTTATAGCTACGGGAGCAGTACCAAATGCTTTAATGGCTGGTATAGGAAATTTAGGAATAGCTCTAACACTTATGGGAGTAAGTGAAATGCTGACTCCATTACCAAAACCTTCAGACTTTAACTCAGAAGAAGATCCACAATTATCTTTTAACTTTAGTGGAGTACAAAATACATCAAGGGCTGGTACTCCCGTTCCAATAGTATATGGTGAAATAATTACAGGAAGTGTTGTAATAAGTGCAGCAGTTGACACCAATCAGGTAGAAGCATGACAGACGAAACTAAACTTATTAGAGGAGCAGGAGGTCCACCAAAGCCACCCCCACCTCCATATCGTGCTCCTGATACTTTACATAGTAGAAGTTTTGCTACTGTCCAAGATTTAATTTCTGAAGGAGAAATTGAAGGCTTTGCTAGTGCATCAAAAGAAGAACTTACAAAAGGTACAACTGCATACGATAATGCAAGTTTAAAAGACGTATTTCTTGATGATACTCCAATACTTGCTGCTGAT